TTACTACGTAGCGCGTTTGCTTTGGCCATGGGCTCATGTAAAATTAGATGGAATACAAAAAATTATAGAACACTATGCATCTAAAAAATTAAACATAAAGACACAAGACAACATTGTAGATTTAGAAGACTACAGGAAAGGAAAAAATGAAGTTAAAGGACCCAATAGCATTAACTGATGAACTTAAAACTGAAAAGTTTAGAAATGAAAAGTTACATAAGAAATGCAATAAATTATTAAAACAAAGTAAGGAACAAGAAGAAGAGATATCTGATCTAAATGAATATATTGATTCTTTGGAAGCACAGATTACTGATTATAAAAGAAGATTTGTCCCTGACTTTAAAATGTTGAGTGAGGGTGGTGAGTCGGTTCCAATATCTGATTTAAAAATTATGTCAGACAAGGCCAGACGTTCTATGGCTAAGCGTTTTGTCAAAAAATATGGTGAGGAATGGGTTCGAGTTAATATTTTAGAGAATAAAAATCTTAAATGAGAAAAGCACGAATCGTCAAAGATATAAAAATTGCTAAACATAAATTTTTATTAGAGATATATTTAGCATTAGAAGGTCATAGAGATATCTGTTGGGAGATATTTCCTCACGACCATAAAAGTGCATTATACGCTTTTGAAAACAAACAAAAAATAGAAAAAATAATAGAAAGGAAACACTTATATGAGCCAAAAAAATAAGTGTATGATGTGTGGAACTGAGCTTCGATGGAACAATGATTTTGATACTGAAGATCAAGAAGAATACTCAATTGTTAGTATGTACGAATGCATGAATGAAGAGTGTAAAGCTTGGTATGAAATATATCATGGCAAACCAACTAAGGAATTAAATTAATGAAATGGAATAAAAAATATACTTATCCTACATCAACTAGGGCTTTGGTAAATGATGAGAGAATCTATGATGTATCTCAAGAAAAATTACCGAGTGTTACAACCATATTATCAGCCACGACGCCTCAAGATAAGCTAGATGCTATCGCTAAATGGAAAGCGCGTGTAGGTACTGAAGAGGCGGATCGTGTTAAAAATACGGCAGCTAATAGAGGGACTTTAATGCATAGCATTTTAGAGGGTCATATACTTGGAAAAGAGGTCCTAGATCTCACAGAGAAGGGCCAGGAGGCTCATTCTATGGCTAAAACGATCATCGATAAGGGTTTACCTGATTTAGAGGAAATATGGGGCTCTGAGGTGGTAGTATCGTACCCTGGGCTGTATGCTGGGGCGACTGACCTCGTTGGAATATATATGGGGCGTGATAGTATAATAGACTTTAAACAATCGAACAAACCTAAACGTGCGGAGTGGATAACTGATTATAAACTTCAAATGGTTGCCTATGCGATGGCCCATGACTTTGTGCATGGTTCTGAGATCGAGCAAGGAGTTATATTGATGTGTACGCCTGATAACTTCTTTCAACGATTTATAGTCAATGGCTCCGAGTTTCGAGCGTTAAAGGTGGAGTGGTTGAAGAGAATAGACGCTTTCTACGCGTCGCGAGCATCGAGAAACGAGGGGCGAGGATAATGTGGAATCCACAAAAATTTTGTGGAAACTACCCCAAAAAGGGGCTGTTGTTTAGAATGATTCTAAACTGGAGGGGTATTTTAGGGTTTTCCACTGTGGAAACACCCCAAAATGTGGAACATTTTGTGGAAGCAAAAAGCTATATATTTCAATGCTTTAAGAGTATAAAATATACTTTCCACATTTTCCACAGCGATTTGGAAAAATTTTCTGAATTTATATATTATATATTATTATATCTTATAAAGTGGAAAAAGTTCCACAAAAGGAGTTAGATTAGAATGGTTCTAAAGAAGAATGTAAAGTACAAAAATGTGGTAATACAAAACAAGAGGTATTACTTTTACAAGATCACATGGTTGGATATCTTGGGTGATAGCGGACACGCTACAGCTCATGAGTTTAGTGGAATGGTGCCTTCTGTAATGATCACACATGCATATGTTTATGAGAAAGACAACAAATGCGTTAGAACCTTTGCAAGCTACGATGACAGCGATGGTTTATTTTCTGATCGTAATGTATTTCCTAAAGGTTGTATTAAAAAAATGGAGAGAATACTACTTTGATTCCTGGTCTATATGATTTTCTGGAATGGGTTCTTCAAGTGGCTCTTGCTCTGTTTCTTCTATGGTTTCTATTTCATCTTCCGGCTCTGATGATAGCTCTATTTGCGGTGATACTTCTTTAGATTCACCATCAATAAATTTTGAATGATCTGTTACAATCTTTTCTAATTTAGCCATGAGTTGATCTCTGTCTAGTTCATCAATCTTACCGGTTTTAATTAGTTTTCTATCAATATAAAATCCAGCTACTTTTCCTCTAGCTACTTCCATGTTTCCAGCAGCAGAAAACGCACCTTTCTTTAATGCTTGGTCACGTATTTTGGAAAGCTGCTCAAGATGCCTGTCCATAGTAACAGCGTACTTCTTTCTGGCTTCTTCACGCAGCTCACCAATATATCTAACTACAAGAGGGTATAGTTGTGGGTTAGTAAGTTTTGACGAAGCGACTCTTGCTGCAAGGTCTGACGTTGGGCCGTAGCCAGCTTCTTTTGCACACTCCCAAGCATCTCTGCTTCCATCATTATACACCAAAAGCTCAGCGAATTTTTTCTGCTTTTCTGTCAATCTTTTAGTTAATCCCATATTTGACTTTTACCCTAACATTCTGTAAAAGGCAATATCTAGTATGTACGTTAAACACTTACAACAATATCTTGACAAATTTACAGATGGTACTAAAGGCAATGCTGTGAGTAATGCTACCATCTACATGGATGATGGCACTGGAAAAATTTTCCCGATTGGGAGGATTGAAGTTCAGGAATCTACTCTGATAGGTGCTCAATCTGTTAGAGTTGTAATCAAACCTGACCTGAAAGATAACGTACCAAACCTGAAAAAATTTCGTCTCACATAGGCACCTGTTAGGGTGAATATTAATGAAACCTGAAACGAAATTTTGGCATGAAATTAAGAAAAATACTAAGCAAATTTCCTGGACTAGACTTGAAAACCTTAGCGCTTTTGGTACTCCCGATCTATTGGGCTATAATACTAATAGCCACTTTTTCACTGTAGAGCTAAAGGTAACAAGGGCTAACAAGATTAAATTTTCACCCCATCAAATTGCCTTCCATATTAGGCATCCTGACAATACTTTCATCTTAGTTTCTCGCCTCTCTCTTCGAGGCTCAAAACTTTTTGAGAAAGAAGAAGTTTACTTGTACAGAGGAAAGAGAATAGAGGAGCTTGCTGCTTGTGGCTTGAAGCTTGATGCTTGTCGCTCAGGGCTTGACGATTGTATCAACCACCTCGAGCGGCTTGGAGCTTGACGCTTGCTGGTCCAGCTGCTTGTTGCTTGACGCTTGTGGCTTGCTGCTTGTGGCTTGCTGCTTGAGGCCCGGACCAGGCGAACGCTGATTCCCAGCCGTCGCCGGTTCTTTGCTAATTGCCTGATCCGATTTATTACGTCTACGTAATTCTTTATAATAGTTTGGATGTTTAAATTCGAACATTAATGCTTCCCGTATATAACACTTTTAACGTCTTTATTCCAGCAGGCTCTGCAATCCAAACACTTGCCGCCCTGGTCCGGTGCGGGGCAGGTTCGAGCTTCGCCAGTTGTAACGCCTGAGTCATGAGACCAAGCAGCTGTTGCTGGTCCATCTATTTTAGATCTTGATAATCTAATTATTAAATTGTCTGGTACCTCTTCAGGAGCTGGCAGGTAAGCGCGCTCTTGAGTTGGCAGCCAGTGCTTGGTGTTAGGTGTTAACCTGCACACCTCTAAAATCTTTTGCATATGTTCAGGGCCTTGGACGTCGCCGGCGTCATGCCATCTAAACCATTTTTGACGTTTAATAACTGTAACCATCGCATCAACCCACAGCGGTGACTTGATTGCTTCCAGCCTTCTATATTGAGCTGCTTTGATTGCCGGGTACCTTGTATAGTTGCCCTTCATTGCATAACAGCCATAGCAAGGCGTGCCAGGAATCTTAGCCAGTTTCTGGCCGGTCTTGCAGGCCCACGCTGGCAAGCTGTAAGATAGTCCGGGCATCTTAGACGTTCTAGTAAATGAGTCTGTAATTTTTAAAGCTTCTTTAACTTTCATAATTTCCTCCTATAATATCCCATACTAACACATCCTGAGCCGGTTGTCAAGCGCTTGTTGCTTGAGGCTTGCCGCTTGCTGCTTGCCGCTTGTAGCTCGGGTTTTTAATTTTTTCGATACCCAGCATCCGCAGCTGTGAGCTGCTCAGGGTCCGGCCCTTGTTAATGTTTAGAAATGATTCAGGGCGCATCACGTGCCCATCGCTGTTCCGGTATAAAAAACTGTATTTACTTTCTTTCATTCTATCTCCTATATAATCTCATATGATCAATTGTCAAGCTTGCTGCTTGAAGCTTGCTGCTCAGGCCCCCTTCATGACTGCGCGCGTTTACCTCCAGCCAGGGGACCATCACGACCAGTGAGAATGAGGCCCGGAGTCTATTGTTTACTAGCCGGCCAGGGCCTATCACTGTATCCAGTGCTCACTGATCCCAGGTCACTTTCACACTTCCACCACCACCGATGAAAGCGACCAGGGATCAGCACCCCAACGAAGAC